CTGCTTCAGCTCTTCCAGCCATTCAGCAAGTTGCTCATGCTCGTTTGCACATATAGTATTGCCATATGTAATGGCTTCTTTATCAACCGATTCTGGAATATACGCATTATCTTAGATTAGTCTTGCTGACATCTTTTGGCATTCAGCTACTTCTCTTGCGTGTGATATAGCTTCATCAATTGTCATAGTCACACCTCCAACAGTTCCGGGTTATCAATCATGTTGCCGATCACTTCAAAATTCTCTGAATCAAAATCATCCAGTTCCTCGTAGTAATCACAGCCCGGCTCATTCGTACACCATCCGTTTTCATGCCACACGACACGCTTTCTCGTCTCATCTTCTGGAAACTCATCATCGATATGCCCTGAAAGAATATCATTCTCAAAAATCCGTCTGCCGCTTTTATCATTAAGTCCTGTGCACTGGCAAATAGTTGATGGGTCTATCTCGTAAACAGCTTTTTTACTTGCGAAAACCGGTTTAAAAATAAGCGGTCTTCCTGCAAGTTCATAATAACTACCAGACATCCATTCTCCGTCATCAATGCACTTTCCGCGGAATAAATATCTATCTTCCATCCTTTTCCTCCATTTCTTTCAACTTGGCTTTGGCTTCCTCTCTGGTAAGAAATACTGTTTTACCTATTTCATCCGGATAAAATTCCATTGATGCAAGGTTAGGCATCTCTTCTGGAAAACTTATTTCTATCCACGTTCCGTTGTTTTTAGAAATTGATATCTTTTCTATCGTGCAACACCACACTTGTTTATCTTCAATGCAATAAACCATATCTTCTATCTTGCACAGTAACAACAGAAGTAATCCCTGCTCCTCGGCATCCTCATAGTCTTTCAACTTTTCCCTCAAATCAGCCATAGCCCATATATTGCGGTAGAACAACGCAATCAGACCACGGACATCTGAAAACGGATCTATCGTTAAATTGTCCAATATTTCCTCGTCAAACTCTGCGTCATCTACTGGCAATTCATCTTTTGCCAATGTGACCATAAGATTTCTTGCAAAATCTCGTGCATCCATTTCCATCTCGTAATCTCTGTATCTGGCATTTCGCTCGTCATCTGCATAGCAGCTATTATGTGCCAGCTCGATCATCGACATGTCAGCCACGCTTTTATTTGTCGTTAGTCTCTCCATGCTATTCCTCACTTTCTGCCCGAAGCCACTTTAATAAGCACTCGTAGCAATTACAATTATCGTTTTTATCGCAGTCAATTTCGGCTAACCCATTTTCATTCGGACACATCATATTGGCTGCCAACTCCTCATCCGTCATGCTTCTGATCCGGTCTGCATTGGTATGTGGCTTTTCTGCAGGTGTGTCTTTCTCATCTGCTTCATAGCGTTCCGGCAATCCATGTTTCTCGGCATTTTCATAGGTAGCAAGTTTTTCAATTGCTTTTATGGTGCTATCTATGATTCCATTTGCCATACAAGTTTTTGTGATATCGCCAAAATGCATTCTTAGCAGTTCAAGGTTCTGTATCATTTCTTCTATGCGGTCCATGCTATCCCTCTCTTTCTACATTCGGCCTTGGCTCTGTCTAAAATCTGCTGAAAATACCACTCTAATTGTTCCTTGTCCCTCTCTTTTTCGATCAAAACAGCGGCATCGTTCCAAGTAGAATCTGTCAAATTGATTCCTCCGGTAATATAGATATCATCGATCCTGTAAAATTTAAAATGCGACTCTTCTACCGGATAGACATTTATACGATAATTTCCCATGATATCTTCCATTTCTTCTAATCTTTTTCTCCTGTCGATCGCCGTCTCTCCATAATATGAATTGTTATATTTTTTCATCGGCGGCATTCCTACAACCATATCTGTATTGGTATCCATTAAGGTGTTCAG